TCACCACAGATGCCCAGGCTTTCCACCACCAGCCGTCACAATGGGCTTGGGCACATATTGAGCCGGCTGCGGCATCTGGGCTGCGGGCACTCGCCCAGTTGCAGCAGCCGTGCTGCTGGAACTGAACATGGAGCCTGCTCCGGCCATCTGGTTGAGTTCGGGCCGCGTGTCGTCGAAGAAGCCATGCTCCACCACCTGCAGGCAGAACTCTGCCGTGGTCTCGATTCGGGTGATCTGCTGGCTGTAGCACTGGCAGGTGTATTCCCGGCCGTTCCTGGAGCCCACCGGCGAGCCCTTGGTCCGGGCGCGATCGATGACGCGAGGATCCTCGCTGGAAGCGCATACGAGCCGTGGGAACGACTTCGGCTGCGTCAGCGTGTCGTAACGCGGGGCCGACATGGGCACGTCGTCCAGGCGCGGTACGAAGCTGTCCAGGTACTGCTGCTGGGTCAGTGGCTGACCCAGGCTGAACGAGCTGGAAACCGTTTCCAACGGGTTGAGCGAGAGGTTCAGGCCGGACGATGCCGCAGGCGCTGCTGGCTGATCAGTGGCGACGACTTCGGCGTCAGAGCCGCCCACATCGTAGGTGTACCAGACCCAGCCGAGACAGGCGCCAATGACCGCCAGGCATGCCGGGATGTACCACACATAGTTAGGCAGCTTGAACTTATGCGTATGCACCGTGGCCGACTTGTACACGCCGAAGTACTTGGGATCGAGCTTGATACGTCGTTCCTGGGCAAGCTTGAAGTTGCTGCGCTTCTCGGGGCTGTCGATGCAGAACTCGTATTCGTGCCGCAGCAGGCGCTTGCCGCCATATGGGCGGTACATGTTGATGTGCTTGCCGACCAGCTTGCGAACGTGGCTCATGACCAGCGACGGGTGCTGGGTGATCAGGTAGATATCGAAGCCCTGGTGTCGGTGCGTCTCGAAGCGAGCAACCTTCTCAGGACGCGCTTTGCGGCCATCCTGAGCACCGAAAACCCGCTGTGCTTCGTCGATCACGATGATCGAGCCGTCAGGCAGGTCGTACCAGGTATCGGGCGTGTCGAACTCGACCCACTTGCATTTGAGCTTGTCGGTGTCGAGGTCGGGAATGCCGTAGTAGTAAACCGTCCGCAGTGGCTTGCCGGGGTTCTTCGGATCGGGACCGTGCTCGAGCTCGATCTCCCGAATGGTGTTGAGTGTCTTGCCAGAGCCTGGCAGGCCGGTGCGCAAATAGAGCATTAGAGCTTCCCTCCCCAACGAATGGCAGATTTGCTGCCGGTGGCCTTGTCCATGCCCCACAGCACAGCGCGGGCGATGTAGGCCGAGAACAGGATGTTGATGCACACGTCCAGCTTGAGCAGGCCGATCAGCTGGACCCACTCCCCTGGCATCGACATCAGGTGCGTGAAGACGTAATCGCGGGCCTGATCCATGACCAGGTGCACGCCGGTATAGGTCACGCCGATGAAGCCGAGACCCTTGAGAAGCTTCCAGCCGAGCGGGACAACCGCAACGCCCAGGAGCCGGAAAAACAGTTGGATGATGATCTGCATCAGGCCATGCCTCCCGCCACGATTTCAGCCGCACGCCGCATGGCGAAAGCGACCATCAAGAATGAAAACCAGGAGGCGTATTTGCAGATTTCAGCCATGACGGTGCCGAACTCGACCGACTTGGTGACACCCCTGATGGTGAAGGTGATCGGGGGCAGCGCTGGGCAGGAGCCGCCTATCGTGGAACTGGTGTCGATCATTCCGGCCAGGTCGAAGTTGCCCCGCTCCCCTTCCCCAAAAGGCTGGAATCCCTCGCCTGACATGTCGCCGGTGACACCGGCCACAAGCTCTTCGGCGTCCACCTCCTGGAACTTCTCATCAGCGCAACGCTGAGTGTGCGTCTGGCGAAGAATCGCGCATTGAATGGCGTCGCCGGTGCAACTTGGAACAGCAGCGCAGGACGCATCGCCGGAGACTTTGGACTCGTTCTCTTCCTTCTCTTCCTGTTCCTGTTTCTTGTCATTGGGCGACTTGCCGCTGGAGTCTTTGCAGTCGGGACCAGTACAGGTCGAACTTTCACCACCATCGGAGCCATCGGCGTTGGTGTGCTTGTTGTTGACGTTGGTTGTTGTCGATGTTGAACAAGAGCCCTCGCCATTGCAGTTTGTCGTGGTTGTTGTTGTAGTTGTGGTCGTATCCTTAGAGCCATCCTCGTTTATTTTCTCTTCGACGTCGGTCTTGACGTCCTTCTCGGTTAACTTGGGGCCGGGACTGTTGGGAACACAAACCGGTTCGCCGTTGACCTTGCCGAAATCACAACCTGTTGGTGGTTCCGTATGTGTTTCGCTTGCCTCGCATGAATATGTGTATTGCTGGCAGACACCATTCTCGTCAGAGGTTAAGCAAACCTTGTTGTCACACTTGTTGTTCTTCTCTGTTTCCGCTTCGCCAGCTCCAGGTGCTGAAGCTTCAGCGTCACCCGCTGTGCATTCCTGGCCATTCCCAAAATAACGATAAGCCGAAAATGCACCCGGAGGAGTTCCAGACTGATAACGATACGGCTGCTTTATAAGTTCCCAGCCATCATATTGGCAGGAGTCCTTGCAAAGAGCGGCAGGCGGAGAAGACTCAGGGAACACCCCCAAAACAATCGGGCCGAGATAGTGCTCGTGATCAAGAGGATTGCCATAAGTGGGAAGGCATTTGTCTTCTTCTGCGCCCTCGCAGCCGCCTGTAGCAGGATTTAATTCAGTGCCGGGCTCGCACTCAGTTCCACGACGAGCAAATGACCCAATGGAAAAAACGCTGTTGCCAGCATGATTAGTGCTGCAGGATGCTGACTGTCCGTAATTATATATTCGGACATTCAGAGGATTGCGAAAGTTGGCACTTGACGGGTGATTATCATATGCATGCTGACAAGCAACCTGAGCGCTTGGAAATCGCATACCCTTCCAGTTAACACCTGTGCTTTCCCAATAATAAACTTCGGCACTAACGGGCGAATGCCAAAGCAGCAAAGCCGCCAATAAGGACCAGATAAACCCAGTTGTTCGGGTCTGCCCAAAACATGATGATTTCTCCATGATTACAAACTCCGGGCAAAAAAAAGGCGTGCACGGCGGAGAGCCGGCACGCCGGGGAGAACGGCTTAGGAGCCGGCGCGACGGGTCTTGACCAGCACGCCGACCAGGATGACGAAGGCCATCATGGCGAGGCCAATCGCAACCGCGGCGCTGGAACCCTCACCGATCTGAGCCAGGGGCTCGCTGGTATCGATGGTTTCAGCGGCGAAAGAGGTTGCCGAAACAGCAAGAGCGGTAACGCCCAGGGCAGCGCGGCTACCGAACTTGCGAACTTGAGTCATGTATTTCATGGGTATTGCTCCTTTACGTTAAGCGTCTGAGCTTCACCAGGACGAAGATCAGAACGAAGAAGGTGATCAGGCTGCTGGTCAGTTGTGCTTTCTGTTCACCGGTCATTTGTGCGAACGGTATGTTGCGCACTTCTTCGAGCGTCATGGTTATAAGTTCGCCGTCGCAGTCGATGTTGGCACTTTGATTGCGGACCCACGTTCCAGAACACACGATGAATTCCATTTAACCCCCCTACCCCTCTCGCAAGCGAGTTGCGAGTGGGGCATTGTTGTTTAGCTGGCAGCGGAGACAGGTCGGGCCTGCACGCGCTGTACAGGGACTGGCAGGCCATCATCGGAAAGCCAGAGGTCCATGCCGAAAGCGGTGCCTGCTTTGGACTTCCACGCCTTGGCATATACGGGGACGGCAACTTGTTTGCCGATGTACGCCTTGTAAGCGTTCTCGATGCCGCCATCGAGCTGACGCTTAGAAACTTTGAGGCCGACCGACTGTTCAGTTTCTTGGCCGAACTGGTCGCGCCCTGGAGCGGTCAGCACCAAGTAATGCTCGATGATGCCGTTCATCTTTTCTTTGGAAGTGATGCCTTTGCACAGGCCCATTTGTACCAACATAGTTATTTACCTCGGTTATGAACGGGCCCAGCGCCCGAGAAAGTGAATTGCCAACAGTCCGCACATGGTGATCACCAGGACGTTGATAGTTGCGACCATCATGCGGCTTCTACCGATGGCTCGACGTACCAATCAGGACGCTGAGCGCTGAAGTCAACCTGCAGAAAGCGCAAGATCGGAACGACGTTGTTCTTCTGGTCATCCATCTTCAACTTCTGCAAGGCGGCTTTTGAGAGGCCGCATTCGCAAATGTCACGAACATGGTTGTAGAAGCTGGCCCGATTCATCGACGCCATAGTTTCTTCCCAGCCGTATTCTTTAAGGCTGCGATATGTGCGGAACAAATTAAGCGCATAGGCCTCGGACAATTTCCCGGACTTCGTTTCTTTGGTCCACCGGGCTTTAAGTGCGGCCAGCACTTTGTCATCGTTAATTACTCGCATGGAGATACCTTCAAAGGCCGCAAACAGTTCTTTCGTTACTTGTTCCCAACACCACTGGATAAAACAGGTGCCCTGCTCTACCAGTCGCTCCTGGTAGTCGCACAAGGCCCATAGATTCGTCGGGATGTTTCTGCGCTCCATCCAGCGATGCATCACGGTCGCTTCGAGTCGCAGCAGGTTTTCGGCCCACTCCTGGAGCGCCGGGTTCTGGAGAACCGCGAGCAGCCGGTGGGCTGCAAACGCTTGGGATGGAACGAAGTTCGAGCCGCCATAGGATCGGGCGGCCTTGATGGCTTCATCGAGCTGACGACGAAATTCAGGCCCCTTCAGGTAGGCCTTGAGCTTGCGCAGCCGGGTTTCCTTCGAGCCCCAATAGGCCGTGGTCTCGTAGTCGTCGCCACGGTTGCGGGTCTGGCCGTTGCTGACGCCGCGCAGCGCCTGGACCAACTGAAGCGCGGTGCGCTCATCGGGCAAGCGGGCCGAATAGGTGCAGTCGATCCCGTAGACCTCGGCCGATTGCCAGTCCAGGAGCGCGAACAGCTTCGGGTAGGAGCCTGCGAGCCACTTCAGCATGACTTCGCCGCCCTTGCGGATCGAGGTCGGGCCGAACACGTTGTGCCCCTGGAGCAACTTGGCCGGGCTGGCCTTCAGCTCGACACCGGGCTGCACGCGCTTGCCTAGCGACTGGTGGAACACCTTGAAGGCCAACGGCGTGAAGCCGGTAGACAGGGATTCCCACGCGTGCCCTAGGTCCTCGACGTGATAACCGCCCTTCCCGTCCGGCAAGACGCTGGTAGCGCGAAGCGGAACGCCCAGGGCTTCCAGGTCGATCACCAGCAGCTCGTTGCCTCGCTTGCCCGTGCTGGTAGCGATGGCATCGACGCGGAATGGAACGAAGAGATGAATCTTGTCGAGCATGCTGAGTGTCCGTTACAGCGTTACGCGTTACGCGATGGCGGAACTTATACGCCGTAACGCGTTACAAAGCAACACGTGACAGAATAACCAGCATCAGAGGAACACCAGGATGAAGACCGTGACAAAGCCCTACCGCGTGCGGGACGAGTTCGCCGATTCGATCAAAGAGCGACGGATAAACATGATCGTCGAGACGAGAGAAGACATAGCCGAAGCCGACCTGGTGAACGCTACGCTGTGGAAATATCTGAACCAGATAACCACAAAGGACGTAATGAAATACCGCGAAGAAGTACTGAAGAAGGACTGATCAGTGATGGGAACAGTTGGATCAACAGCGTGGGCGCTGCTGATCACAGTCGCAGACCCAATCCCAAGCCAATATCCACACCTAGAGCCACCTGTACACCTAGAGCGGGAAGAGCAGTGCAGGATGGTTGCCGACGCCATCAACACGAAGGCATTCCAAGCAGGGGTTAGGGAAAAGCTGTCTGCAAAATGCGCTCAGCTTGAGTTCATCGAAGTGCCGGAAGGCTGGCTAGAAAACGAGCAAAAGTCTAACCGTTAGACAAGAGTCCACCATTAGAGATGGTGGACCCGGCTGAGCCGGGAAAAGCGTAAAAGCGTCTCCGACGGCCAGGGCTGCACCCTGGACGGCAATCAAAAAAACAAAGATCAAAAGCGCCTCCGGCGGCCCTTCGGGAACTCTCGGCGAGGCCAGGGGTGCGGGGGGATAAAGCTCTCCCCCTCACCCCAGGCAAAGAGTGATTGGGCGGAGGTGTGGTCAAGGGTCGGCGCGAGCGCCTCAAATCCTCACCCGTTCGTTTTTTCGCGATGGAGCGTGCGAAAAAGCCGCTGCGGCTTCCGGTTTGCCCCTTGACTGGGCAAGGCTACGGGAGGGGTCAAAGGTCGAGAGGTCGAGGCCACCGAAACGCTAGCAACTAGCGAGATCCTGGGCGAGATCCGCGGCGCGGTTTGCTAGCACTATTCGACCTGGTGCAGCAGCTGCAGAACGAAAACTGCTAGCGGCGATAGCCGGGCCGAAGCGGGTTGTCAGTGGTCGGATGGAACATGTCGCCCTGCCCGGCCACCTCGGCCAGTTGAACCGCAGCAGCATGGGCGTCTCGCAAAGTCCGCTGATACACGGCAACTTGCTCGCGGAGGCTGCGCACCGTTTCTTCTAAATCTTCGATGCGATCACGCTGACGGACCATCAATTCGATGCCGGCGATGAACGCCTGGCTACCGGTTCCCTTGCCGGTTGCGAGCTTGGCCTGGCGAACCAGGTACTCATCAACATCCCGAATGGTCAGCATCATGTCCAT